CTACTGGCCGGCGTTTTTCTGAAGCCCGCGATAGTCGAGAGCAGCCGCGCCGAAATCCATGCGCGCCTTGATCTCGACGCCGTCCACTTCGAAACCCTGCTTGGTTTCGATGTACACGCCCTGCTGCCCCTCCAGGTAGCAGTACTCCACGGTGTCGATCTGTGCCGGGTCCGCGATCAGATACCAACCCGTGGTCCCATTCGTCGCGGCATCGAGACGCGGCTCGACCACCGGAACCAGGCTGCGCACCCACTCCGGCACGACCTTTGTCGCATCGGCCGAAGCGATGTTGATCGGGTACACGAGCTGGAGCATGTAAGTCTCCAGCGCGGTCGGCACGGCGATGAACCGCGGAATGAGGTTCAGCGGAGTGCCCTGCGGCCCCTTCTGCAACCGCATGGCGCCCCGCGCCTTGCCAAGGGCGGTCAGGGGCGCCGCGTTCTGCACGGTGTTATCGATGCTGCTGGCGGCGCCCGTCAGCAAATTGGCGTGATTGGCATGAAACAGCGCGGTGGAGTTTTTATCGCCCGCGTACACCGCCGCCGGATTCGACGTGATGATGCCCCAGACGGTATTCGATTCGAGTTGCGCGGCCGCCACGCCGAGCAACGCCGGAACACGGGTGAACGCCTGGAGGTCGTCATTGATGATGACCTTGCGGGTCAGCGCCACGATCTCGCCGTAGGTGCCGAGCGAGTAGTTGATGTTGTTGTCAGTCAGGTTCGCCCGGTGGTACTCGCCCTTCTCATTCAGCGCCTGCAAGGCCGGCGCATCGGCGAGCATCACGCGGTTGATGGGCTTGAAGTCCTGCGCCGTCACCTGCCGGCAGAAGGGCTGGAAGGTGCGGGGATAGGCTTCGTAGCCCTGGCGCAGGGTCTTGTTGGCGACATTGGCGAGGATCGCCGGGAAGTCCGAAGTGGATTCGGCGCCGCCCGCGAAGAACTCCGGTCCCCGCGAGGATCCCTGGAGCGCCAACTCCGCGACCCGGGTCACGTCCATCCCGCGCGGGTTGGTGCCGCGCAGCTCCAAGGCTTCCTTGGCCATGTCGATGAGCTTGAAATTGCGGTACTCGCGGGCCATCTCGACGGCGCGCCGCTGCTGCTCGGGACCATAACCATCGAGATATTCCCCGGTTTCGTTCCCGTTGTGGTCCCTGCGCCGTGCCAGGAAGAACCGCCCATCCGCGCGGAGCAGCAGAGCCATCTGCATGCAGGCAAGCCGCTGCTCCGAGCCATCGCGGGTCACCGAAGCGCCGCCCTCGCCGCGAATTGGGAAATAAGCGCCCTCCGCGCCAGCCCGCGGCGGCACGCCCTGTTGGCCCTTCTTCGCGAGATGGGCAAACAGTTCCTTCCGTGCCTGATCGACGGGCACGCCTTTGGCGATGAACTCGCTGATGACGGTCTCATCGATCCCGTATTTGATTGCGGTCGCGCCCAGCGATTGGATTTCGCTGACGCGCTCCCGTTCGGCCTGGACCGCCTCTTCCCGCGCGGCGGCCAGGGCCTCTTCGTTCACAGTACGGGCATCCGCGCCCGTGTCCTGCGTGGTCGTCTGTTCCATTGCAGGTTTCTCCTTTTGTGGGCTGATTGCCCGTAACACATCGATCACGCCAGGATTCTCCGGCATGCCCGAAATTGTGACTTCCCCAGTGGGTTGCGCGCTCAGAAAGCACGTGTTGAAATCGGCGGGCACCGTGCACGGGGAGATCTCAAACGGCTCCCAGTCGGTGGCCTTGAACATGCCAATTTCCTTGTCGTTCAAGTACGGCGGCTTGCCTTCCGGCATTCCCTCCGTTTGGAGCTTTTCGCGCTTGTAAACAAAAGTGCCGAAGCTGAGGTTCTGGAGGATGCCGGCGCTGGCCTTCCGAAACATCTCGGCGCCATCCGGATCGCCGAGATCGAATTGCAGCGTGGCCATTCCCTTATCGCCATTGGGCCAGGCGCGGCGCACCACGCCCAACTGGGCCCGCGTGCCGACCTTGCCGGCCATCAGGGACTTAAAATCATCGCCGGTGAAGTGGGTGTCGAAGACTGGCGCGCCGTTGTTCAGCCGGTCGAAACGGCAGCCCTGCATGTCCAGTTGGAGCATGTACGGTTCGCCGGTCGCGCGGTCGATCCTGGGAACAGCGGCGCCACTGTACCAGACCACATCGATGGTCCCGTCCTTGGCGTTGGCCGTGCTGGGCAGCACCTGCGCATCGGCGGAAAAGACTTCCGTATCATGCTGCGCAGACGGCGCAGCGCCAGCATCCTTGGCGGATAGTTCGGTTCGTAACAGCGGCATCGATTCCCTCCGGTCAATCCTTGGTCGCGTTGACTGCGATGTAGTCGTTCTCGCCCAGCTTTTTAAGTTGGTAGAGTTGCTTCTGCAGCCAAGCGACATGGCCTTTGAACTTGTCATCACCCTCGCGATGCCACTTCACCAGGTGCTGGTAGAAGTGGAAGTTCGACATATCGCCGGCGTCGTAGCACTGCTTGCAGAGATCGGTGAACCGCGCGATGGCCGCCTGCTCGGCCGCAAAAGCGTCGTTCAGGATCTCGGTGACGCTGTCGTGGGTCGCGGCGAGCTTCGGCTCAATCGTGGGCGCGCCCTCCAGGAACAGCAGGCGGCTCACCAAGCACTTCATGTGGTCCTCGCACTGCTCGTTGAGCTGCTTGAGGCCGTCGGCCAGATCCAGGCCCAGGCGCTTGGCATCGCGTTGGTCGAGAAGATACTGAAGCATCATGGATGCCTGAATGTTGGCGGCCTCCTGAAGCCCAGCGATTACCTGTGGGTTCCCTTTCATACTTGTCCTTCCTTGTGGTTGAGTTTTCAGCCGCGATAGAGGCGAGACGCGGATTCGAAGCTGCCACCCGCGCGCGACATCCCCGCGACGAGCAGATCCTTCACCATCCCCAGATCCTCTTCTGATAGAGCCGCGAAGCCCTGCCCCTTGGGCTTGCCGGAAGTGGCTTTGCTGCTCGGTGTCCGTTCCTCGGTTCCCGCCGGCTGTTCCTGGCCGCGCAGCGTGGTGTTGCGCGGGTCCGAGTCCAGGATGATCTCGAATTTGTCCACCAGTTTGTTGAACAGCGCGATCTGCTCCAACTGCGTGGTGGGATCGTAACCGTTTTCCAGCACGGCCTCAAACCAAGTCTTCCGGCCCATGCGGACGTCCTTCAGAACCGCCTCCGCATCTTTCACCGGATCGACCGACTCGAACCGCGGCGCGGTCCACTGCACGCTGTGCAGGCTGACCTTTGGGTTCGTGCTGACAGCCGGTGGGATTTTGCCCTGCAAAATCAGCGTGTCAATGAACCGGCGCCACACGGGCATCGCGAACAATGGGATCAAGGTGAGCCAGCGGAAAGCCTCCACCGTGTTGCGGAACCCCAACATGCCGCCGCGCCAGGAGGAGTAATTCACCTGCGACATGTCCCCGGTCCCGAGCTCGTAGGGTAGGCCGATGCCGGCCATGATCCCCTGCAACTCGGTCATCTTGTATTCGCGGTAGCCGCCCGCCGCCGGCGGATTGTTAAACTTGACCACCTGGCCGGGTTTCAAATACTCGACCATGCCGGGCTGGAAGCTCTCCACAGGCAACCCGCTCGACGGGTCGGTTCCGGCGAGTCCCAACGGATCGCCGTCGATGCCTTCCGGCTGCTCGACGAACGCGGTCACGCAGGCCTCGATCTTCTTGCGCACGCGCTCGGCGTCACAGTAATCGTCGAGGTCCCGGAGCGCCATCATCACAGGCGCGAGCCATGGTACGCCGCGGACTTGTCCAGGCCGGAGCACGCGGTAAACGTGCATGATCTGGTCGGCCGGAACCGGCTGGCTCACAATGCCGCCACGCGGATTGAGGATCAGCACGCCGCCAGGATGGTAGCTGAACAGCCAGTAGGCGACGCGACGGCCCATCTCGTCGAACTGCACGCCCTCCATCACGTGGCCGTTGACCAGCCCCATGGTGCGGGCCTGATCGAGGAAGTCCGCTTCGAGCATCTGAAGCTGGAGCGGCACCCGCAGGCCGGCGCCCGCGGGACGCGGCCGAAAGCGCACAATCGCTTCTCCCGATTCCGCCATGGTGCGGACGGTCAGCGTCTGCATTCCATAGAAATCGAGGCGCTGTGGCGTGTCGCAGCCGTCGGCGAAGAACGGCCATTCGGCGTCGATGATCTTGTCGATAGCTGTGTTCCCGGTCTTGGCTTTCGGCACAATCCCGGTCCCGACCACATTGCCCGCCAACTCCTCGACCGCGCGCGCCGCATACGGATTGTTGCGGATGAGATCGCGGCTCCGGTTGCGGAGCCAGATGAGCGACCCCATCAACTCGACGTTGGCGTCGGTCGAGGCGGCGTACCAGCCATGGGCACGGCGTCCGGCGGTGGCGCCGTCGTACCGGAACCGCTGCGCGTGGCGCTCGAGGTAGCCCGCGGTCAATTCCAGTGCCACGCGACTGCGCACACGTTGTAACGCGACGCGCGGTGCCACGACACTGATGGCCTTATCGAGAAGGTTCATTTTGCCGAGCCAAAGTACTCCGCACCCGGGCGTTCGGCGGTCCCCAACTGGAGTTCGCGGATGATCCGATTCAGCGCCGTTTCGCTGATCACCACGTACCGCGTTCCCTCGGGATCATCCACGGCAGCGCCCTGCCGCGGTGCGCGTTCCAGGGCATCAATGACATCCACGACGCTCACGGCTTCAACCTCTCCACCACTGCCGCCGCGACAATCGTTACGGCGGCCGCCCAGAGAATGCCGATGACAGCCAGGGCGCCGGTTATCCAGGACCGCCACCGCTCCAGGCGAGCGATGCGCACACCGTGCTCTGCACATGTACCCGGTTGACCATTCCCCAACAGCGTCTTTTCCAGACGCTGCACGCTGGCCCGCGTCGCCGTCATCTCTGCGGCCAGATTTGAGCAGTTGTGGCAATCCACCATAAGTCCTCACCACCGGTCATCCCGCGTCGGACCCGTGGGACCGTCGCCGCGCTGGTGCTGCGCGAACCGGACGCGACTCCCGGTCTGCCCGCTGGCACGCCGGATGTCCTCTTCGATCTCGGCCTTCGCTTTACGGAGCTCGTCCACCGGGCGACCGGTCACCTCGCGCCCATCCGGGAATCGCACTTTGATCGTGGGGTTCCCGAGCGCCTGGTTGATGGCATCCAGGTTCGCTTGCAACTGTTGAATCGTCAAAGCCATATCAATTCCGTCCGAACCAGTTGCGGCGCGGTATCCAGGGGTCCTCTCCGCGCTCAACCGGAGCCGACGCGCGCGGCTCGGCACTGGCCGGTTTCGGCGCCGCCACCAGAGTTGCTGGCAGGCTCTCTCCTCGCCGCACCTGCACCATCCGCGCGAAGCGGTCACAATGAACCGGCAGTTTCAAACCGCTGGCGTACAGCGCATGGAGCGCGGCGTAAGCGTAATTCCGAGCGTCGAGAGCCTCGTTCCTGGCATTCGCCGGCTTCCGCCATTCCGGCTTCGGAAACCCGTTGTGGTAGCGCGTGAACTTTTTCTCGGCAGTCAACTGCTCGAAGAACTCCAGGTCGCGTCCGATCGGAAAATGGCAATACCCCGGTCCCGGCTTTCCGATCTTCAGCCGGTCGTAAATCGCGGCCTTCGCCGCATCCACCCCGATCATGAAGAAGGCAGTCTGGTTCTTCCGGCTCGGCTTCCGCGGCCAGATCGGCGACTCGCCCGCACGCCCCTTGGTGGCATACACACGCCGGTTGTAACGATCGCGTGTGAACCGCAGCACCGTGGCATCCTTGAAGCCGCAGTCGATGCACGTCGCGACAATTCGCATCGGCAGCCCGGAGGCATGCAGGTACTCGGCGAGCAGCAGGCCTTCCAGGTGCTCCCACACCTCGTTGCGAGTGACGTCGCCAGGGATCACGTGATAGGCGATGGACCAGGATTCCTCGTCCCGCCCCCAGCCGACGATTTCCATCTCCAGTCGATCGGCCTGCACGTCCACGCCGGCCGTGATCAGGGCAACCCCATCCGGCGCCTCGGCTTCAAACGGTTCGCAGCGGTTCCATAAGGCGTGAGCATCCGTCGGTGTCTCGTGAGCGTCTTCCCACAGTTCCGCCAGCACCGTGTTCAGGAACGCCTTGAGCGTCTCGGGCGATTTCTTCGCTGCCAGAAACTCTGTGGCGATCTCCCCCCAGGACTTCTTCGGCGAGATCATCTGCGATAACCGGAAGCCCGGAATCGGCGAAGTCGGATTCTGCGCCTGGTATTCGCCGCGCTCGACCATCCACGCCTTCTGGTGCTGGGGAATAAGCTCGCGGCACCCGGCGCAACGGTACATCGCCTCCTCGGGCTTTCCCTCGGGCCAAACCAGACCCGGCCCGGTTCCGTCGCCGAACACGAGCACCTGGAAATGCCCGCACTTGGGGCACGGCACGAAGTAATCACGCTGGTCGCTTTCGTGCCACGCCAGTTCGATCCGGCTGATGCCCTTGATCGTCGGCGTCGAGGCCATGACGATCTTCTTGTTGTGCGCAAACTCCGCCGTGCGCTGGATGGCCAGCGACACCGGATCGCCTTCAGTGCCAGCGCTGGCCGGGTAGCGGTCCACCTCGTCGAGCAGTGCGTAGCGGATCGGCCGCATGGCCAGGCCGGAGGGCGAAATCGCGCCAGTGAAAGTGATGTGTCCCCCGCCGTTGACCAGCACCTTGTGTAGCGTGGTGTTGTTCGAATCCCGCGATTTGACGGGCGCGATCTTCCCGCGCAGCGCCGGCGTTGCCCGGAACATGGGCGCTACACGGTCCTTGGAGAGCGCCTTGGCATCCTCGGTGCGCGGCTCCACCACCAGCACAGGGCCGGGATCGACGTCCGCGATGAAGGCAATGAAGTTCAGCAGCACCTCGGTCTTCAGAAGCTGAGCTGCGGACCACAACACCACCTGGCGGCAAGGATGGCTGGGGCTGAGCACATCCATCGGCCCCCGCTGGTAAGGCCGCGTGTGCCACTGGCCCCGCTCGGCCGCCGCGCCGCCCGTGAGCACGCGGTTCTCGTCGGCCCACTGCGAGACCAGGATGTCTCGCGGCGGCAGCATGGCCGCGGCGCCAACTTCGTGGATGGAGAACGGCTGCATCTTACAGGCCCGCGTCCGCGACCGCCTTGCTTACCTTGCGCAACAGGACCGAAACCTCGGCGGCCAACATGCGATGAATCGCCTTCTCGTCGTCTACGGCTGCCAGCATCGGCGCCAGGCGGTCGGGCATGGCCATCAGGCCATCCTTGACGATCGCCGAGAAGGTCGCGGCATACTCGGAGGCGCGCACCGCCAGGATCAGCTTGCCGGTGCGTTCCTCATACTCCAGTTGCGATACCTTCGCCTTGAACGTCTCATTGACTGCGCGCGCGCGGAGGTACGCCGCAACCGGGTCGCTCGACACCTCACCCGCCTGCGGAATCACGGGTGGCTGCGCAGAGCCGCCGCGAGGTGGTGCCGGTGCAGTTGGCCTCCGGCCGATGGTTTGGC